AAACGAATATATTGCCCCCTATTCATCGTTCGGTAATGTAAACTTGGAATCATCTCGAAGTATGCGGTTTGTATCAAATAAGGGGCAATATATTCGTTTACAAGGGTTAATTCATCTGAGTTGAAAGTATTACCCGTAACACTAATTTGGTTCAACAGATGGTCATAAAACTTGGTTCCAAGTAATGGTTGAAGATGTATATCTTGTGCGATACCAATCTCGGCTCTAATAGCGTCAATATCAACATTCTTGTTGACATTTGTAAACGCTTTTAATTTGTTCTCTGATATTAATAGTTTGTTAGCCATAGTTTAATTAATCGTTTTCTTCATCCTCTCCAAGCCAAGTACCACATTCTTCCTCATTTAATCCATAACCACTCTTTAACATTTGGACCGCTTGTTGTCTTGAAATTTTTCCTTTATTATATTCACGAACAATTCTCATAAGGTTCTGATACTCTCTACCTTTTAACCCTTTGATATTTTCGTTAATCACAATCTTATCACTTTCTGCTTCAACAGGTGTAACAGGTTTGTCAACCACAGCAGGATTCTCAGCAACATCACCAACTTCAAATATTGTTAATGGTTTAATTTCAAATGATGTTGGTTTTTGGAATTTCATAGATATCAATTTGTCAAATGTACCTAATAGTTCTTTTTGATAAGGTTGGATAACAGTCTTTCTTACATAGAAGATATGTGTTGCAATCTCGTCTTTACTACCTAATTTACCTGCGGTACTAATACCGAAAAGTTCACCTGTAGAAATACGATGTGCGGATAAGATTGATTGTTGAATATCTGTATAGATTGCTTGATAATATCCATCATTTGCTGATGGTTGTATTTGTGTAATTTCAGGGGATAATTCCTTACTTTCGTTGAATGAGATGATTGGTCTACCTGCGTTATTAACTGAACTAAATTGACTTTCTAACGCTCTTGTAACCAATCTCTGTTCTTCTTCACCAGGGATACCATTATTCATGTTTATCCAAAGTGATGGCATCATACCATTCTTTAAATTGTTTGCGTGAAACTCTTTGATATTAACATCTATTTCGATAGACGCAAGACCTCCTGAATAATCAGGTTGAGGATAATATGATTGTGATGGACTATATTGTTTATAATAATAAATTTGTGAACCACCTTTTTCTTGATTAAAAGCATCATACTCTTGTGGTGGATACTTTCTAATATTAGACCAATCAGGTGAATAATAGAACTTGTCAATCTCATCATTATCATTTAATTTACCACATCTAACTCTACTAAAGTCAACATGATAAATCTCAGCAATACTTTGTTTGTCTCTTGTAAAAATAACATTTAAAGCATAACCCCCGAATAAAACCAAATCCAACGCACACTTCTTCATAACCTCAGCAACATTTTCTTTTGGATTAATAAGGTTAATAGTTGCCATAGGATTGTTTAATGATACAAGACCATCACCCATTATCTGTTCTCTCTTTGAAGTTACGATTGCTTTATGTATTGCACAGTTGTTATACCTTGAAATAAGATACTGAGGCATCATGTTGTTCTCACCATACCATACCCAAGGATACCTTTGAAATACTTCACTGAAGACAGGGAGTAATGGTTCTTGTGTAAAGTTTAATTTACCTAATTGATATTTTTGTAATTCACTCATAGTTAATCTTGTATGTATATATAATTGTTGTTATCCTCATCAGGTGAAACATATGATATGTAATCATTACCTTTCTCTGATGTTCCATCTAATCTACACAAACCTGTATATACCAAGTTTGTCCCATTACCGAATATTTGTAATTGATACTGACCTTCATAATTTAGGTCATTATTAGGATATTGTAAATTCAAAATGATTTCACAGTACCTATCATTCTCACCATATTCTGCGGGATTGGATGTATTGATAGTATATGTCTTTTCCTCTTGTGATAAGGTATGTACAAATGTCAGAGTATAACCTGAAAAATCTTGTCTTGAATTGTTATTGATATTTAAAACCAATTCGTTTTGTTGTCCTTTGTTTAGTATTAACATAATATCACTCTATATTAATAAATATAAATTTTTTGATTTAGGTTTTTGATATAACAAAAAAGGGGCTCACGCCCCTCTTTATTAGAATAGAGATATAGAAAATTCAGTCCACAACAGACTTACTTATTCCCTTAATCATTAAAACCACCTGCAGTAAAGATAGATGATAAAACACCTGAAATTACGTTTGCTGGTTGTGGTTCTTGACCTGTGAAAATCAATTCAAATCCGTTTCTATCACCTAACGCAACTCCTGTTGCAGCTGAACCACCTGATAAGAACATACCATTAGTTTGTCCTAAATAGTATTGTACATCATTTTGGTCAACAGCAATAATTTGGATAGCGTCGTTTTGTGATAATAATCTCAATTGGTTTCTCTTGTCTTGGTCATATTTGTAAAGAACCGCAGTTAATACTTGTTCAAAGAAGATTGTACCATTCTCGAAAGATTTGGTTACGTTCTGTGATAATGAAGAAGTATTTCTTTTCAATTCAAATTGGAACCAAGTTCCTGCTCCAGTAATCCCTGTAATAGGACCTGTAGAACCTGATACTGATACGGATGAAACATCAGGAACAGTTGCACCTGTAGCACCAAGAACATAAATGGTCTTAATACCACCGATACCATCTGAACAACCTAAAGCTACTCCGCTTGATATATAACAACTCATATTATTTATTATTATTTGTTTTCTGTTTATTAAAATGTGTGGGGCCTTTCACCCCACAGGTTTTTAATCTATTTAGAACGATTACGCTAAGTTGTTAGTTGCGAAGTAAACTGTTGAACCGAACAATGCGATTTGTGCACCGTAGTTGTAGTTTGCTCTTAAACGTAACTCATCGAAATCTTTTGAGTACCAAATAACTAATTTTTCGTGGTCAGACAATAAGTCAAAACCTACTACCATATACTCAGCTGGTCCGATAGTAACTTTGTTAGAACCGTTCAATCCGATTGTAGGAATTACCTTAACGTTTGTGTTAGGGTGAACAGCTTCCATATTACCAGTGATTTCAGAAGAACCGATGTAGTTACTGAAGAAGTTAGCTCTTGTTAACGCCTGTACATACAAACGGAAGTTTGCGTAAGACATGAACACTCTTAAATCTTCACGAGACATAGCGTCATCAGAAAGTGCATTGATTAAGTTATCTACTTCAGTGATAGGGTTACCAGCTTGACCGTAAGTTGCAGAACTTGAGAATGTAGTACCACTTGAGTTACCTACACCTGTTGTACCTGTAACGATTAACGCTTTGAAACCATTAAAACAATCACCACCACCTGTAGTTGCTTGCCATAATTTTTGTTCAATTCTTTGTTGAATTTGTTTTACTTTTAATGATGCAATTTGCTCCTCAAACGGTACAGACTCTTGAGTTTGACCTGGAGCCATCAACATAGACTGATAAGTGTCAAATAATTCTTGGTAACATAATGCTTCGTTATATTTCTCAGCACAAGTTGTAATACTTCTTTGAGTGAAAGTAGTTGTAGTACCGGTTGGAGGATCCCATCCGCACTCACCTGCTTGGAACACGATGTTAGAATTTAATAGGTTCAATGCTTGTGTTCCTTTGATACCTAATTTTACGTTAACGTATTTTGGAGTGGTTGCACCGATAAGTGCTTTTGATAATAACTCACCACCAACTTGGTCCACATATGAACCAATTGTTGCTACGTCATACGAAAAGTTTTCTCTTTTTAAAATTTTCATTTTTTTATTTTTTTAATTTTTTAATTTATTTGTTTCTTAATGCTGCAATTGCTGCGATTTTCGCGTCTAATGCATCACTTGAATTTAAATGTTTATTGAAATCAGTTTTACCATCTGAAATCTTCTTTGCTGATGGTTCTTTTTTGAATGAGTTAAATTCTGCATTCATCTTTTCAACCTTATCTTCCATCGACTTCATTTTCTCAGATATTTTTTCCATCATATCTTTAACTAAAGCGACAAATTCTACCATCGGGTCAGGAGTCTCAACTTGTACTTCGGAACCTGCTGGTCCCTCTACCATCTCGTCTGCTAGTTCTATTTCAACTTCAGGTCCTTCGGCTTCTTCAACCTTTTCTTCGATTCTTGCAATAACACCTTCCTTGGTTTCAACCTTGGTACCGTCTTCTAATTCATGTACACCATCTGGTGCAGGAATTTCTCCTTCGGCAGTTACTACAACAACTTTAGCACCTTCCATCAAACTATCACCTTCAACTTTGATTTGAGTTCCGTCAACCAATTTGGCATCAACAAAAATCTCCTTTACAGATTTGATTATACCGTCTACTACTTCTACTTCGAAGTTTTCTACCAATCTGAATTTACCACTTTCTAAAGCAACTCTATTAAACTCTTCATTAAGTTTGGTGATTTTGTTACCAACCT